GAAGTAACTACAATATCCCAATCTTGCAGTGCTCTAATACCTATAACAATTTTCTCTTTACCTAAACCAATGGCATTGAATCCAGCGTTCTTAATCCATCGTATTTGAGTAGGGTCAGCACTATCGCACAAGATTAAACTGTTTTTGTTTGGAATCTTAGCTTCTAGTAGTTTTATGATTTCAGAAGGTGCTAAGTTGCTTTTATAGATTTCTTCATGTGTGTAAAGTTTTTTAGTTTTTCCATCATAAGCAACCCTTACAAGAACAAACGGGTCTTTAAATCCAAAATCAACACCGTACATTATAGGCAAAGTTTCATCAAATTCACCTATTGACCAATTGTTAAAGATAGCACCCTCGACAACTCCTTTTTTACCTAAACCGTAAACCCTCCACCAGTTGAACCAGTGCCCTTTCTGATCTCTTTCTATTTCTTCATCATGCTTTTTCTTGCCCTCCTTAAATTCTGTTATTTGGGCTTCTGTTAGGTTATCAATGTTATCTAAAAAAGTACTGTTTAGAACTATTGCATTATCCCTTTTCGATATTCCTTCCTGATCTACCCAAAAATCTATACTAGGGTTATAGTCAATGAAACAAGTTTCTGTAGTTCTTTGAAAAAGTTGATGCACCACATTAAACTTCATATTATTAGCCTCGTTCACAAAAAGAATATCTCTTTGTGCTCCTAATGTGTTACCTATTTTATCAGCACCTATAAAGCGAATAGTGCTATTACCAATAGTGTATGTATAAGGGCTTTTAATCTTTACATCATCAAGGTTTTCGCCTTCGTTTTGTAGTATCTGATCAAAGTCAGTAATTGCACCATCTCTAAGGTGTGGAATACTTACAGAAACGATGTGAATAATTAAAGGGCTTTTAGCGTTCTTGGCTATTAGGTAAAGGAGTTGTAAGGTGCTGTACGTCTTACTTGATCGACTTCCCCCGCTGTTTATGATAAACCTGAAGCCCTCTCTATAAGCTTTCAAAGTCTTATCAAATGTTTTAGATATTTTCATAATAAGAAAAGCGCACCCCGTCAAACATTAAACTATGAAAGAACTACTACCAAAAAAACGGGGCGCACTCTTATTTTTCTTTCAATTCTTTTAAAAACTCTTTTAAATTTTCTCCTGATTCTTTTGAAGATACTACAAAAGTGGGCTGTGGTTCAATCTCTTTACCTTTGGTTGTGTGATCGTTTTGCACTCTATCAGTCCAGCCGTGGTTACTCTTTAAGTTCATGATACCAGCACCAGTGTTAATGTTTTCCTTTTTAATGTTCGAAAAACAATTTGCTTCACAGTTCCTTTTCATCCTTGTTTTTAGCTTCTTTAAGTGTGGAAATTTATCAACTAAATAATCAAACACATCAATGTAAGTATCTAAATCTTTTGCTATTTCACCAATAAAATCATAGTCTGTATTTTTAGACAGTTCAACAGCTTTTTCAAGTAGTTCAGCTGCTTTTTCTTCAGTCCACTTTTCAGCATTTGTATTTTCTTTAGGTGCTCCACTCTTTGCCATGGTTGTAAATATACAAAATTCAAATTAATTCAATAAAGCCAAATCAATACGAGCAACAAAACCATCAAAATCATCAACGAGCTTTAAGTCTATAAGCGCATCAATGATTTGATTAGTTTCTTCCAATGTTATTCCTAGTTTTAGGCTAATTTCTTCTTCTGTTATCGCTGTATTGTTATGGATTAATCCTATAATTTCAGCCATTTTTCCCCTATCAAGCATAAAGGCAAAGTAAAAATAAAAACTCTAAAAAGTATAATTCTGTTAACATTTAAAAAGGTTCATCGTTTTGTGGCTTACCTCCTAACATCTTCATTTCCTTGCCTACTATTTCCGTAAAGTATTTAGTTTCACCATCCTTTTCATAGCTCCTATACGTTACTTTCCCTTCAATCAATAGCTTTGAACCTTTCTTCACATAAGTTTCAGCTACTTCAGCTAACCCCCTCCAAAGCTGCACAGAATGCCACTGCACCTCTTCTTTTTTGTTCCCTTGTTTATCCTTCCAAGTTTCAGAAGTTGCTAATGTGAAGGTGGTTACTTTTGCGCCTCCTTCAAGTGTTTTTGTTGTTGGGTCTTGCCCAACGTTTCCAATGATTACGATTCGATTATACATATTTTCAATTATTTGCTAAAAAACATATTTAAGGCTGTTTTATACCTGATTTTAATTTATTTGTTTGTTTTAAATTTGCTCTATGAGTAATGAAATTAGAGAAGATTTTCCAGACTTGGACATTTGCACTGGGCACAATGTTTAGTTATCCTTAACACGTAACACAATAGCCGCTGCAATGTAAACCACTGCAAAGGTTATTAAGATTATGTGTTTAGTTTCCATTTTCGTTGGGGTTGGTTAGTAGTTCTTCTTCACACCATTTAATTAATTGCTTTAGCAATTTGCATTTTTCATCCGTCTTTAATTCAAAATACTTGTTGTTAATTTCAACAATCTTAACTCCTTCGCTGTTTGTAGCTACTATTGGATAAGGTTTTGCATCACCCTTAATTCCTAATTCTTTTGCTTTCATTTCACTTGTTTTTAACTGGCCTATAGATTCCTTTAATATTTTTCCGTTTTCTCCTTTCATTAGGTGTTCTGTTTCATCTTCTTCCATCACCTTTCTTTTTTAGTTAACTCCTCCACCTGAATAAGCACTTCTTCACTTATCACAACCGTTTTTGTAGATGTGTAACCTGAAGGCTTTTGAACTGTTATTGTTAGTTTAATTTCTTTCATATCAATCAAATTCTACGTGTTTAAAATCGTCTAAATCCAGCCTGTTTTCAATCTGGTTAATAATTTCAGTGTTTGTCACTATCCCCTGTTCATTTGTAACCGTTAAAACTTCAAGGCTAGTTAATTCAAAACCTGTTGCGTGTTCAATTCCAAATTCATGGGAAAAGCTTTCATCCGTAACTTCACCACAAATTTCAATATCTACTAAGTAGCTGATACCGTTTAATTCAAATTCGTGATCGTAGATTGTTGTGTTCATAGTATAATAGTTTTTAGTTTCTGTAAATCTACATAAATGTATAATACTACACAACTATTTTTTTAAATTCTTCTAAACTTCTAACAACATAATATTCAAAATTCAATGCTTTTACCTTCCTTTCAAAGTCTATTTGTGTCTTTTGCTGTCTGCCTTTTTCTAGTTTTAACTCAACAAATATGATTCTATTAGGCTGTATCACTATAAGATCAGAAACACCAGCAACCAAACCAGTTGCCTTAAAACGGGCTGCTTCTGACTTTGACCTTTGCCCACCGTTAGGAACTGCAAAAATAACGTGCTGTGGATTGTTTAATTTTGTGCAATAGGTATTGTGATACCATTTATAAATTTTTGCTTGTAGAATATCTTCAGACATTTTGATAAGTTTTTAAAATCTCTTTTATTGTTTTATTAGCAAAATCATCAATAGTTCTTATTCTATTTCCTTTTAATTTGCTTTTATGTATGGCTGTGTGGTAGGGATGTACTTTTATTCTAACTCTTTTAAAAAGTTCACCAGTTATGTATTTGTGTTTAACCACTTCAAAAGATGTATTTTCAAACATTTGAGCGATAAGACAGTAAACTAAATGTTTTGCTTTTAAGATATCAAAGTTTGCTTTTTCGCAGTATTCAACTATTTTGTATGGCTTTGGTAATTTTGGTTTCACTTGTCTTACTGCTGTTCCAGTAACTCCTCCAGAAAAATAAAGCCTTTCAACACCGCAAACCTCACATTTTAAAGAATTAGCAGCAATAATTGATTCACAAGAATGACACGTTCTTACTGCTGCTGGTTGAGGTTTACCAACTTCTTTTCTTTCGTTATCATTGAACATACTGCTCCAGTCTCTTGCTTTGCTCCATGCTCCGAAATCTTCGTTATTGTTTCCCATATCGATAACTCTAAAACTTGGTTTAAAAATTTTATCTGTTATCCTTCCTCCTCTGCCTATCATTTGTAAATATAAATTAATAGACTTTGTTTTTCTGTTTAAAAAAATACATTCTACATCAGTACAATCGAACCCAGTTGTAAACACATCGACATTCAACAAAACAGCTTTAGGTGTGTCTTTAAACCATTGTATTAATTCAAATCTATTTTCATTAGAGTTTTTACTATCATACATTTTCACATTATAACCCCTATCCAACATAACATCATAAAGCTTTTTATTTACCAATGTATTAGGATTGAAAATAATTGTCTTTTTGTTTGATGCTAATTGCTGATAATTTTGAATTGTGTTTTGTATCGCCTCTTCTGAACCAAAAACTAAACTTATACTTTCTTCAGTGTAATCTCTTTTTTTAGGGTCATAAATTAATTGAGTGGTGTCAACAGGAAGAACAAAAGGTTCATCTTGAACAAGAAAACCCTTTTTTATTAGTTCATTTATTTCAATCCCTTTAATTAAGGTATGATAATAATGAGCTAAAGGAACTTTTTCATTGTATTTTTTAAGCTTTCTATTACAATGGTCTCCAGCTTTTGCCTGTTCATGTCCACATTTTAAGCATTTAAAAACAAGTTCTTTCTTTTCGTAGTTTGGTGTGGCTGTCAATCCGATCACCTTACCTTCAAAGCCCTCTAATATCTTCATAAACTCGCCCCTGTGAGCTTCATCAATAATTATATTATCAAAGCTATTTAAGTCAACCAAATCTTTTTCCATTCTTCTATTCAATGTTTGAACCATAGCAACACAAACATCTTTTAATAATGGTTTTGATTTAGGAATTAACAAATCATGCTCTTTTGATAGCGTAGCTGACGTCTGACGAACTAACTCTTCACGATGGACACATACTAACGTTTTACCTTTTAAACGTCTTACAAGCTCTGAAAATATGATTGTCTTACCTCCTCCAGTTGCCAACGAAACACAACACCGTTTTTCAAATGATAAATGAAACAGAACTTTGTCAATTATTTCTTGCTGGTAATCTCTTAAAAATATCATAATTAAAACGGGCATTTAGTTTCTTCTTCTTCTTCTGTTTCTTCATTAAAATAAAAATAATTAGCTCCATTAAATTTACTTTCTCTTAATTGGATGTCATTAAAATCACAATAGGATTTAAGTTTTGAGTAAAATTTTTGTGGTGAAGTAAATTTTGCAGCCTGATAATAATTAGCTTCAAAGTTCTTTCTAAACTCTACTTTGTTAATCTTTAAACCTTCAAAGTTTTGCGATTCCATAAATTCAATAAATTCAGGACCCATTTCATTCTTAAATTTTCTGAATTCTAAATTCACCTTATCAGATTGCACTAAACCGTTTTTAAGGAAGAACTGCACACACCTTATCATAAAATTGTCAAACTTCTCCCATTCTTCACCATCCCATTCAGTGAAAAACAAGTGTCCAAATTCGTTTTGCGGTGTGTATTTAGCATTGAAATAATTTGCTATTTCAACTTCAAAAACCCTTCTTTCATGACTATCACCATCGCCTTTTATGGTGTAGTTTGTTGCTATTGATATTTTTGGGCTTTCTTCAAACGGTATTTGATATGCATCTTTGCCTTTCTTCTCTACTGTCATTCCTGACGTAACGATTGAAAACAAGCTTTTAAAGTCAAAATGCTGAGGCACATCATCCAAAAGCAAAATTTGTGTGTCTTTGTTTACCTTCTGGTAAGCAAATTGATTCTTATAATCAAACTTTTTACCATCCTCAATTACTATGTTTTTGATGTGTCCTATTGCTTTGTGAATTAATCCCTTTCCTGATCCTCCATTGGGCACATCTTCGCTTATCATTTCATCATTAAAAATAATCGACTTTTGATTCCCTTCATTTTGGTAACTGTGCATTAAATAACCAATAACAGATTTCAAAGTATAGTATCTGTCTTCGTTTTCTGCTGAAACCTTCCAAAGAAACGTTTTGAAAACACCATCAGATTCATCTTTTAGTTTAAAATCTCTTTTTATTACTTGATTTTCCCAAATAAGATCAGGAATATCAGAATATTTTAACACCTCTATGTTGTCTTTTGTTGTCTTTACCGCTGTGTTTTGGTAGTAAACATAAGACGTATCAATTGTATCTCTATTTACCTTTACATCTTTTGTTTTTATCATAGACAAAAACTCTCTTTTGAAAAAGGAAGTAGTACCAGCCATCAATTCGTACGGTTCGTATTGCCCTCTACTTTCTAAATCTTCAAGCGTAAAATCTTTTATTTTTGTTTCCTGAAATAGAGAAATGAAATTCTTATCATTCTTTACAAAATGGTAAGCATCTTTTTCTGAATCTGCATAGTATTTAAAAATATTATTATGCTCTAAGTACTTTTTGAATCTATACTTTGAAAGTCTTATCTGATCATTTTCGGTATAAAACCAGTATTCATCTTCTTTTAAATCTTCCTTATGCTTTTCAAATTCTTCTTTTACCTTCTCAAAATCAACTCCTTTGATTTTATTTTTAAGCTTATCAATATTGCCTCCAGCTATTGCAAGATGTTTAATCTCACTTATTGTATTTTTATCTTCAAAAGACCTTGTGTTGAACTCCTTTGTGTATCTATAAGCTGAATCTATAAGCTTATTTATCTCATTCTCTTTCCCTCCTGAATCATACCTTTGTAAATACTCAACACAAGTACTTTTATCAATCCCAAAAGCATTCATTTGCCTAGCATAAGCATGAAGATTATTGTTTCTGTTGGTTGTAGTCCATTTCTTTTTAAACCACTTTTCAAGCATTTCAGCTACTTCATTTTTATCAGTTATAGGAATGTTGACAATCTTTGTTTCTACTGGTAAAGGTCTATGAAACTTATCTGTAAATGTTTCACTGTCATTATTCAAATAAAGCTCATCGTCATAAGACAAATAGCAAGCTCTGGCAATGTCTTTTGTACCCTTGTCTAATTCGTGATACTGTTGAAAGTGGTTAATTAACTCAATGTAATAGTCTTGATAATCGTTGTTATTGTCTACACTAGGAATTTTCACAAGTACTTTTAACCCATCACCCGATGGAGACTGAAAAGAAGAAAAAGTATATTTATCGCTGTTTATTTCTTGCCTAATTTCTTCAAGGTTCTGAACGTTGTCAAAGTCTAAACAAGCTAAACCAGAAGAAGCCTTTAGGTTTGCGTTTGATCTACTTGTAAATACTCCCGAAAAAGTTGCATAAGGTAATTTACTTTTTAATTGATTACGTTTTGCCTTATCACTTTCAATTCTAATATTAGCAATCTTTGTTTTATAAGATCCGTTCCTAATACCTTCAAGCACTTTTATTGCTGATGTATCTTTGAGTGGAGCTACTGATTTTATGTCTTTAAATACGCTTATCTTCATCTTATTTTAAGTTTAGGTAAATACAAAATTTCCCATTGTCGTCTGCTATATTCATAAATGCAAAATCTATAAATGATTTTTTAGAAAAGTGTTTTATTACCATTCCGTTTACTGGTGTCCATCCGTTAACATTATAAAAAGAAAGTAAATCATTTATCACCTTCATTTCATCTTCTGTCAACCCCCTGTCTTTTATTTCAGGTACTAAGTGAATATGTTTAGGAACATACTTGCTTAGTTTCTTAATCTGTTTTTGTAGTTTTTCGTTTACCATAAAAATTTGCATAAAAAAAAACTCTTTCAAAGTTGGTGCGTGAGACTACCAAAATTGAAAAAGTTTTTAAAATAAATATCTTGAAGATTCTCACGCTTCTTGAGCTACAAATATAAAATAAAATATTGAAATAACAACTTAGGGAAGAAAATAAAAGTGGTGGATAAAGCCAAAAACGCTGTAAGTCAATGATAGCATAAGAAAGGAAGAAATGACAAAAAAACAGACCACACTACGCTATATGACACACTAACTATTATTATAAAAAACGTAAAAATAAAAACGCTTTTTTTTATTTAAAAACTACTATACTGTAATATAAGTAATTAGTATATTTTTCTTCTTTTTGTCCAGTTAGCTTGTAACTTATGTGATTATCAAAGCTTTACAACTGGATGAAAATTTTAAAAACCTTCCCTACTGGATGAAAAACACAAAAAAAGCCACTCAAAACGAGCAGCTTTTTCAATAAAACCAATTTTTTTACCCTTACCTGATAGTAATTTTACTAACCACATCAACACTATCAGCCCATGTTTTTAGCTGTTCCCTTCTCTTTGGTGTGTTGTACCACCCCACATGATTTGAATTTATCTGTTTATTATAAACATCATTAGCTGAAAACTTCCCTAGCTTTTTAATTATAGTGTTAATCAGGCTGTTCATTTCCCTATCATACTGCATCAAATCCTTCACTTTCTTCTTTGCATGAAGTACACTGGCATGATCTCTATTTATTAAACCACCTATTTGTTTTAGCGTGAATCTTCCGTATGCTTTTGAAGCTAAAAAGCAAAATATGTGTCTAGCATCAACTATATGCCTTTGTCGTTTCTTGCTGGTGATCATATCAACATCTATTTGAAATTCATCACAAACAACTTTCATAATTCTTTCTAGTCCTATTTTTTTAGTGACATCCAGCCCCAAATATGTAAAGGGCATTATTGACTGTTCTTCTTCGTTCATGACTTAATAAAGTTTAATGTTTTAATACAAAATAATAGTTTCTCAATTTCAACGTGTAAGGCTATTATTTGCCCCTGTGTTAGGTTTTCATCGTGTAGCTCTTCTCTTGCCTGTGCCAACTTTCTTTCTTGCTCTATAAGGCTAAAATTTAGTTTATCATTCATGCTGTTTTAATTAAGTGATTAATATAAAAAATTGCCGTTGTTGTTATTAGTGCTGTTATCATTTCTTATCTGTTTTAATTTTTTTTACTTCTTCCCAGCCTGAACCATAATTAACTTCAATCACGTTCAACTTACCGCCTTTTATCTGTACTATCCTAATATCTTTTATCGTTAGTCCCATGTTATTTACTTGTTAGTTCGTTTAAATATTGCTTGTAATATCTGTTAGCCACTTCATAGCGTTCAATTATCTTTTCTTCTATTGCTTCATCCCTTTCAAATGATACTGAGCTAATTCTCTTTGTTGGTTCTATGTGGTCAACTTTGTGAATCGCTTGGTTATCCCAGTCTTTTAGAAGTGCATCAGGT